CCTCTTTCAAAATTAGCGTCATACCATTCACTGTTTCCTAGTATGTCAGACCAAGTTGAAGATGATCCCTGCCAAACTTCTATCTTATCTCCTTCAGCAGCATCAAAGTCGTACAAGTTTCGGTGTGCTAAGAATAAAGGTGTACCCCAACCAAAAGTATAAAGTAGTGGTAAGTCGTGTAATTCTCTTGTTATAGTCTTTGATCTCCATGCGTGACCCATTCTCCTATCAAGTTCGTCCTCTTTTCTGTTGATTATCTTTTCTACCTGTGCCTTGTTTGGACTTGTTGTTGCTGTTATTGGTATTCTAAGGAAATCTGCTACATCGCCTGCTGTACAATACGTAGTTGCCATACTATATATTAAACGCTAATGTATATAAATTTACTTAAAGACTACAGTTACTTCAGCACTACCATCACAATCTGCGAATATCCCATTCTCAAATCTTCTATGAATGTTTTGATAGTTACCCTCTATTGCTGTGAATATGGTACATTCTATAGGTGTTGCACTATCAGTTGTTCCATTTCTAAATTCTATTTTATTTGATCCAGATCCTTTCTTAGTGACAAAAACTGCCACCAGAACTCCGTGACTTCCCTTTATTAAAGTATCTGAGTTAAAGGAAACTACATTATGATTAAGCTCTACCATATTGATTTATTATAAATGTGAATATATATAAAGTTTACCAAAGTAAAGAAAAAAAAGTGGCTTTTTGGACTCTAGTAGCCTATGACTAGGAACTCAAATATCTTACTGTTTGTAAGGTTTGAGGCGTTTGCTAATTCTGCGAATGCAGCTCCTGAAGAACCACCAACTGTATAGAGTTTAATCTTTTCATTGGTTTTGTCATATTCTACCTTGTGTAGTGAATCCGTGAATGTTGGGATTACTGCAACGAGTGTAGAGATTCTTCCCTCTTTGAGGTCAGCTGCCACTCCGTTGGTTGCATAGTTGTCAGAGCCACCGAATGTAACTTTGACAGCATATACTCGCAGCTTTGATACTAATGCTGCTTGCCATGAGAGAGTTTTTCTCACGTTAGCGTTTGTCCAATCAGATGAACTAATTGTTAGTGCCATTAATATGTGAATATACTAAAGACTTATAAAGATTATTGCCACCAAGATCCTAACAGATGTATACCTGTGAGTGATTCTACTAGTATACTTCCAAATAGAAATATGATGATCAAATCTCTAGTTTTTGCCAATTTGTCGTGATGTTGCCATACTACCATGTTATAGCGTTTTCTTACATCCATATAAAGTTATCTCCACTTGTCTCTACTATTACATTGTGTACATTTAAGAATTCCTTTATGATAACCACAATCTTTACATTTTAATGAAAAGTCTACTGCTTCATTCTTTCCAGTTCTTCTGAGCATTATTATAGCTAACGCCCCCAAAACTATCATTCCGATAATATATGTGATCATTATATAATTAGTATATACAAGTATATATCTTTTTGCTATTTAAAAAAAAGAAAAATTTGGCCGAAGCCATTCAATTTTATTCTAGAGTTTTATATCTCTAATCTTACCCTGTGATTTGAAGTGTCTACAAACAGTTTCGCCCATAGTCCTGAATACACCTTTCTCAACAAATGCATTGTTGACAAATGGATATCCTGGTGAACGTCTTGTTGCTTCGTAGTACTCTGTTGGGATTGCGATTTGGATACCGATTCTTGGGTAACCATATCCTTCTGCATCAGATGTATCAAATGCGAATAGTCTTCCGACTTCACTGGCATCGCCAGAGTCGCTTGGTGCATCCTTGCTTGGGATAAATGGAATTCCATAGATTGAATCTACGTGAATACCAACGCCTGTTCCTTTGAATGTTTGGATACCGTTTACGTCTACCTGTACGAGTGCCTCACCATATGGGTTTGGAATACGAACAGATGGCATATACAGTCCTTGTATTTCAGAGTATACCTCATGAGAACCTAGCCATACATTTGGATCTTTACCAGCAGCAATCCTAATCTTTCGTAAGAAAGATCTTAGAGTGTCGTCAGTTAAGACTCCGTTTGTACCGATTGTTCCAGAAGCTGATTCAACAGTACTGTCGAATGTTGAAGAACTATCTCTGTCAATGGTTGCGTTGGCAGCCCATGGATCATAAGAACCAGTTGTTGATGCACCTAACGCAGTTTCTTCTGCATTGGATGAAACAATTCTGTCTAATGACTCAAAGTCTGTTGTTCCAGCGTTTGTACCAGATCCAGTGATTGTACCTTCTACGTCTGCAAGTAGTTGTCTGTTAAGGAATTCTTTGTGTTGTACTGCCATGTACAATCGAAGTGAACCAAGTCCACCCCAAATGTCGTCCTTGCTGTGTGTTGCTAACCATTCCATAACTTCAGATGCTGAGAAAGGCAGTTGTGCTGTCTTTGGTCGAACATCGATTTCTTGGAGTGTTGGCTTTACTGTTTCAGCAATGGATCCACCTTCTGCTGTACCACCTAATGCAGTGTTTCCACTGTTGGTGTTAAGAGTTGGTTTTGCAGTAATAACCCTCCATCCAGATTTATCCCATGGGTACTTTGGTAAAATACCAAATGCGTTGGCCTCTAAGTTGAGTTGAGCCCATGCATACGCTCCATAGATTGCGTTGAAAACGCCTGCTGTGGATGTAGTTGCTGGTGCATCTGCTTTTCTTAAGAGGTTACGATTGTAACCATAGTAGAGTGCTTCAAGTTCATCAATAGTTCTTATTTGAGCCATTTTAGAAACCTGCTACCTCTTCTGGTGTTGGTGTGTAATACTTTCCCTTCAGAATATTTCTTGCGACTGAACTAAGGCCTTCATAACCTTCTGCTCTTGCATCTTTTAGAATTGGGCTAAAGTCGGTTTGACTTTCTCCTGATTTCTCGATTGCTGCATTTGGTCGTGGTGTCTCAGTTGTAAAGGTATGCTGTGACTTGGAAACTAACTTTGGACTTTCACTTTTGTGAAGTGGTTTCTCTTGCATTGATGGTGCTGAATCACCTGCTGGTGCATTCTCATTTGCCCTGTCATCGTCTAACCCTGCTTGGTCACCTTGTGGATAAGGTTGTGCTGGAACTGTAATATCAGCTCCTACATCATTGTCTGATCCTGTTGTGCCTGCTGGGGCAGCTGGTAGGTCTGTTGGAGTCTCTAGAGCTTTGATTCTAGAGTCTATGCCCTTTAGATGTTCTGCAAATTTCGTCAATTGCTCGGATAAACCGTCTAAGCCAGTCTTGATTGAAGTCTCGAAAGCTTTTTCTTTCTCATCTTCTTTCTTGTCTTCAGCTTGTTTTGTCTTCTCTTCTTCCTTTTTGTCGTCTTCTGCTTTGACTTTTTTGTCGTCTTCAGCAGCGACTTTGTTCTCTTCTTTAGGTTTTTTGTCTTCGTCTGTCATGTTGTTGACTAGACTTATAACTGCTTATATATATAAATTTGTTTAATTATGTGTCACTTTGACTGTCTTCAGCACGTCCAGTGACTCCCAAGTCTTCTGCTGTATCCATGGCTTGTACTCCTAAATCACCTATTGCATTACCTGCATCTATTACTTTTTGTCCACCATCTGTTGCTTCACTTGCTGCTCTACCTGCTCTACCTGCCTGTTGGCCAATTTTACCTCCAACTCGGCCAGCAACTTGTGCTGCACCCATAACACCTCTTCCTACTGCTCCTGCTACTGCACCTAATGCTGGGAGTATTTTATTAACATCCAACATTTGTTTATCTAAACCTCCAAGATCAGCCATAATATTAACATATTCTGCTTTAGTATTAAGTTGTTCTAATAGTTTAATTGTACTATATCCTTTTATTGAATGAGATCCCTGGCCATCACCATTTGAACTTGGTGTCTTTTTATCTTCTACTATATCTGCTAATGCCTTTTCTGTCTCTTCTATCTGTCTTTTTACTTCAGTTATCTGTGCTATTGGCTCTGATCCCTGTTGTGATGTATTATAGCCACCTAGGCCTCTAACACCACCATACCTTCCTTGAGTCATTCCAGTTGATCCATTCTCTTTCTTTTTACCACCCTCTACTCCATTTTGCATACTTCCACAGAATGCTCCTGGATCTTTCTTATCTTGATTCTTTGATTCACATTCATCAAAGCTTCCTTTACCACCCTTACCATCTGGTATTGGTTTTGTTATCTCTCCATCCTTATGTCCTGGTTTTGGCTTTGTTACATTATCTTTTTCTTTTGGTTGCTGATGTCCACTACCTGTCCAACCTGCATCAGTTGTACCTTCATCTTGATCTGCTATTGTTGGGTTTGTTGTGTCTCCTAATTTCCTATTAGAACTGGTATCTCTATCTACATCTTGATTATACATAGTATGATGATCTCCTTGTGCATTACTAAAGTCAGGCTTTGTTACATAACATCCAAATTTATCACATTTGATAAGCATATCTCCATTACCAATATCTTCATGATCTACCATAGCTTTTGACAATGGGTTTGTGTGAGTTATCAATGCCAATGGAACTGCTGGGTCCTCACATACTGCTACCTCATAATGTTCTAAATCTGTAAGTGCGTAAGCAATAGAACCATCTTTCATTTTTACAGGCTCTCTATCGGCTTTTGTTGCTCCACCGAAACTTAATCCCTTGTACTCACCTGATTGTATCTTTTTCCAAATATCATCATCTAATTCATAGTCCTTATGTATCTTTCCTGTTATCTTAATTGCTGGATATACATTACCCTCTGCATCTTGTGCTTCAGTCTTTGCAAAATTGATACCTTTACCTACAACTCTATTTGAGTGTGTATCTGTGATAGGTGCTCCCCTGTCCATCCATGTTGGAAGTACTTTGTATAATTCATCTACTATTGTAATCTCTCCTTGCTTGTCCTTCATTTCAACTGTTAATAGACCTTCAAAGAATCTTTCATCAGTATCTGATTTAGTTTCTAGACTCTTAGTTACTAATGTCCTAAAGAATACATTATCCATTGTGTTTTATATATACTCTTTATTTATAAAGTTATTGTTAAAGGTAGGTAAAGGGGTGATAAAATAATGCCCTTACACCTGTCTTTTGCTTATTCAGCTTCTTTCTTGGCCTTAGTCACTACATAATCAGCAGTAAATCCAACCGTCAGACCTACCAATACTATTCCAGCATCGGTTAATCCGTCCACTATTTGGACTTGTGCAATAGCCAGAGCAGCAAAAGTAGCGACAATCAGTGATCCTGCGAGTCGTCTTACAGAGTAAGATTCCCCATCAGAATGTAACCATCCTCTTAGCGTGTTCAGACCTGCTCCTATTGCTGATGCAATAGCGACAAGTATTAGTGCTTCTACCATATTCCATATGAAATGAGGTTGTATTTAAGGATTTTCTAGTCGTATAGTTTTGATTGTATTACCATCGACTTTTTCTTCAATTTTTTTAAGTTCTTCTTTAACATATGATTCGAATTCCGACATTTTAATCCCTAATAGGAACGAGTTGTTTTGATTCTATTAAGGCTAACACAATCGGTGGGTTTGCCATTATGGTCTCTACGAATGCTTGATCTCCATTTGCCTTACCGTCAAACGATCCACAATTATAGCATATCCATACTTCGTGGTCTCC